ACCGATTGACCGCGAAAATGCTCCCACCGCCCCATCACGCCCGTCAGCTCCATTTTGTGAAACCAATGCAACGCCATGTGATGCTTCGGCATATTCCATGCGCAAAGATTCTCAACCCACCTGTCGGGCCATTCGTCAACGTCAAACAACCCCACCAGGTCATCATCAGCAAGGTTCAGAGTTTCAAGAACCGCGCCCACCTGATCGCGCTGCCAAAAGTCACAGCCCCAAGGGTCAAGGTCGGGCATCGTGACCTGAACGTATTTCATGCGGTCATGAAATGGCGCGAAACGTTCCCAATTCTCCGCAAGCGTGTACGGCTTCGGCGTTCCCGTAAATGTCTTGTCAGCCTCAACAATCACCCACAACTCCGCGTCAACCGTGTTTAGCCGACCTTCGAGCAAGTCCAGCTCACCGCCGAACGTCAACCCCTCAACCCTCATCGCCATGTGCCTTTATATTTGCGAAAGTATTGGTTTTCTAGCACTAGGTTCTCGCGCCCAAAATGCTCCACGACGTGCCCGTTCGCGTCGGTCAGCTCCGGAAACAAAACCGGCGCACCGCCTGCCTTGTCTGAATAGTCACGAGTCCACATGATCTCGTTCGCAATCGCGCCCATCTTCGAGTCAACTAACGGCCAGCCCACAAGCTTGTCAAGCACCTTGCGCTCATACACGCCCATATAAGACCCGTACACACTCGGGTCACCTAGCAGGGCAACCGAGCCGGGAAACTCCTCCAGCCTGCCCCACAGCCCGTTAGACAACACTTCGGCAGAGTCTTGCAGAAATAAGAAACGGTCAAGCGTCGTGTTTCGGTAAACCCACTCGATTTTGCCCAACTCGTAACCATGCTCAAGCGAAACTGCCAGCACCTCACGCCCACCCAAACTAGCCATGCACTGAGCAAGCCACCGTTCACGCCCCGGCGCGGTAGCAACAACCGTCACTAATCCCATGACAAGTCCCGACGAATCGCCAAATCCCATTCGCCGCCGGTCATAATTTCGCCAACGGATCGCGCGTTATACGTTTCGGCGTTTGCCTTGAAACTCTTGTGGTTCAGAATGTCAAAACCCGACTGCAACGTTGATGAGTTGTCGTGCCACACTCGCGCTGGCACCTGCTCAATATCAATGTCAAGCGCGTTAGCCCGTCGCTCGAAATCGTTATCTTCAAAATATGCCGGGTGCAAAAGTTCCGTGAATAAGCCCACCCGTTGCACCACATCCTCACCGATAGCGAATGCCGCCCACTTCGGTTGCACCTCCATAAACTGCAACGCGTCAGAACGCAACGCACCAGCCATAATCCCAAGTGCGCCCGGCTCAAACACGACGTCATCATTCACAATGAGCCACGACGGGGCAAACGGTGAACACTTGATAATCAGGTTCCACGATCCGGCAACACCAAGATTTTGCGGAAGGCGTACGTGATGCAGGCGTTGCACGAGTCCAGGCTTCTTCGGTTCCCAATCGTTCGGTTTGTTATCAATCACGAGCAAATCTTGCACCGGATAATCAATGCTTGCCAGCATCCGGTCACACAAGTCATGGCGCGTCAACGTCGGCACACCCAACAACGGAATCATGCGAAAACCTTTCTCCAAAACGGCAGCCACTTCTCATCCCACACCTTGTCAGCGTCAAACTGCAAGGCAAACTCGCGCGACTTTTCCGAGTGACCGCCGCCGGTCTGATAGGCAAGGTCAAGCGCGTTCGCAATCGAAGTCACGTTCGGCACCTGAGACACGGCCTTGAGTTGCTCGTTCCACCACGGTTGACCCTCAACTAAGAAACAATCTTCAGAAGCAAGGTCGGGCGACGCAGCCCACGATGACGTTACAACTCGTGTTCCGCACGCTTGCGCCTCAACGCTCGTGAGACCAAAACCCTCACCCATGTTCGCGTGCAAAAGAACATCCATGCCCGTATAGAGTGCCGCCATGTCCACGTCAGAATACCCGAGGCGATGTCGCACCGGGTCGGGGAAAATAAGCGCGCCCGGTTCAAGGTTGAACGCTTGCGCGAGCATAGGCAACGTGAACCCTCCCATCACCGGCGACGGATCGGCGTGCACATACAAAACCGCGTCGGGCCGAAGTTTGCGGAACAATGCGAACGCGGCAAAGTTCTCCGCAAAACTTTTACGGTGCACCATCCCGTTAGCCTTGTTTGCGCTCACCATGCCGACGAGGAACACGTCTTGTTTGTCGCCCAAAATGTATTCGCGCCCCGTCATGTCAACCAGGCTCATTTTCTCCGTCGGCTTGTAAGTGTGAATGTCAATCGCGTGCGGAATGTAGGTTGACTCGATACCAGCTTTTTCGAGCTGGCGTTGCCCGTGAGGTGCCATCGTCACCGAGGTCACGTTTGAGCGGCGCAAGAACGAGGCAACCTGATTAGGCAATGAAACATGATCCAACGGTACCCAAGACACGATAGGAATATCTTTGCCACCAGACTTGAACGTGTTTGCCATTTGCTCAAACACCCACACGTCGTAAAGCGTCATCAGCACCGTTTCACGGTTGTGTGACTTGTCGAAGTGCTGGAACCATCCGGGGAGCACGTCGGCAGAGTACGGATGAAATCCTTTCGGGTAATGCGGTATTTGATGCTTGCCGACTTTGGCCGTGCCAATGTTGCCTTCGAGCCCGTAGTTGCTCAGGCTCGCGCACTTGATGCCGTGACGTAGGGCACGCTCTAAGAATTGTGCCCCTTGTGTTCCGTAGCCCGTCGGGATTCCCGGTGAGTTTGATGCCAAAGCGATAGCACCGTTGATTTGCTCGCGTTCCTTACCCATGCATCAAGCCTACACAAAAGAAAACCCCTCACCCGATAAGGGCAAGGGGAATCTCACACCGAGGCGGGCCACCTGCCAAACCGCGACCTCTTGGTGTTTACAGCAGGTGAGAAAACTATAGCAAAGAAAATCCCCCACCCAAACGGGCAGGGGACTTCCTTACACGCTAACGAATTAGCTGGTGGTGAGGTACTTCACCGCGCCAGAGGACTTGAGACCGCTCGCCAGTCGCAAGGTGGTGCGGTAGGCCGTGACGTCCTGACTGAAATATGCATCCTGGCTCGTAGCCACCTGCACGTTGTTGTGCGTGATCGCAACACCCTTGTAGTCACCGTAGAGAACCGACTTGACACCGGAACCAACAGACGACATCGAAGGGTTCTCGTAGACGGGGCGACCAGCGAACGTGTCAGGAGCACCAACTCCGTTGGCAATCTGGTACAGGTAAGCTCCGACGGAGTCTTTAAGTTTCCTCATTTGACCCAAGGTTGTCGAATTGACCATGTAGCCAGCACCATTCGCCGTGCGGTAACCGGCATCCACCGAGAACTGCAGGTCAATGAGTGCATCACCCGTGAGGACAGCCGAACCCGAAGCCACACCCGAACCAGCGGCAGCAACAACAGTCGAAGTAACCGTGCCGTTTGCCCAGGTGCCGATTGCGTTGCCCGACTGCTCGGCAATACTGCCGGTAAGATCGAACCCTTGATCCGTAATGAGTTCGTTCGACACAAGTGCGAGGAAGCCTGCCTTGACGGGCGAAAGCAGAATGCTCGTGAACGTCGGTTCACTCTGCGTGAGAGCAGAACCAGCCGTCGTAACAGTTGCCGTGCTGTATGCGCTCATAACCGGCAGACGCAGGTCATTACCACTCGAACGCACGATCACGTCAGCCAGGTCGAGGAACGGCCCAACCTTACGTGCAATCATGAACAAACGGTCGTAGAACGAAACGGGAACCGTGTCAGTCGAGTTGACCAGCGTTGCACGCTTTTCAAACTCGTGCGAACGAAGCTCACCCGATGCGAGGGCACGGAAAATGTCTGCTTCCGAACGAGCCTCAATGATCTGAGGAACGAACGAACCGGCAGCCTGCTCGGCTTCGGCACGACGAACCTCGGTGCGCTCAGCAACCTCGATGGAACGCTGTGCGTCATCAATGGCAATTTCGAGACGGTCAATGGTGGCGGTTTCTTCACCGGTGAGGCCGCGCTTCTGCTCCTCGGCGGTGTCGATGATGGCACGGATTTGGTGAACCAGGTTCGCCTTCGTCTCGGCCTGTGAACGGATAAACTCGCTCATGGTGACTCCTTAAGTCAAAGATTGATAGGGGACTGGTCGAGCTGACTCTGAACCGTGACCGCGCTAACGCTGAATCCTTATTAGGTTAGGCTTACCTAACTAAAAGCGTGTAAGAGACACGCCGAAAAGCAAAACGCCCGAGTCCAGCACCCGAGCGTCATGCCTAAAAATAATACGTCAAAGAACGTGCAGTTTCAACTTGCGCTTTGCAATATCGAGCGAACGCTGCGCCTGAGCCTCAGCCTCAAGAATCGTAACCTCGGGAATGATCCACAGTTTGCAAACCGCTTCCGGCTCGATAACGCCCGAAACAATTTGACAACCGCCCAACTCGTCATAGAAAACACAGTTGGAACACATCAGCCCTTGAGCCTTGAAAGGGTTTGCACTTGCTGGCGCGTAGTGCGCCCCGTCAGCACCCGTGCTCTGGTCAAACTTTCCATACTCAACGCTAAGTTCAGCAAGGTCATTAGCCTGTTCTTGCTGACGTTCGTTCAGCAATTCATATTCGCCCATTAGTAGTTCTCCAAAATATTGAGCTTCTTCTTTTTGAGCGCAAGCAAGTCAAGGTCTCCCACAATTTCGTCAGCTTGTTCCGCTGGTGCGAGCCGATCAAGAACTTGCTCAAGCAACCGGCGGTCATCCATTGTGAGACTATCCGCCCCATCTTCAATGCGCGTCAAAACGTCTTGTAACGCGTCAGCATCAACCTCAGCCCGTTGCGCCACTTTGTCAAGCGCACGCACGCTCACCGTGCCACCAGTCGCCTCGTAGGCAGGCCATGCGACAATGCTCACCTCATGCAGCCGAACTGACTTGAGTGTGCGAGTCGAACCATCATTCGACCAAGAATCACCGCCAGCCGGTACAGAAAATCCAAAGCTCATCGCATCAACAATATTTTTTTGGATAAGTTCTCGGGCATCATTTCCGGCTGAAGTCTGAGGGAGTGTCGCAGTCACCTTCAAACCGCGCTCGTCTTCCACCAAAGTCATTGTGCCACTTCTGGTCGATGCGAGTGGCATCGAGCTGTCGTGATTCCACAAGAGTTTGACATCGTTACGTGATCGCAGAGAACGCTTGAATGCACCAGGCGCAATAACTTCAGTGAATGGGAGTGGCAAACTTTCAGTGTTGAACAAGGCCGCGTAACCGCTAAACGTGTTGCCGTCACCCTCAGCCCGAAGCTCAATCGTGGTTGTAAACTCGCGCGTCTCAACTTTGCCCATGTCGCTGATTTTACCTGCACGGTATGCGGAAGATTCATCTACAGCTTGCGCGTCGCCAGACTGAGCCTCAACGCCCTGTGCATCAATATTTCTCGGATCGACAGCATCAATCCCGAGCTCGTCATAATACAAAAGCGTTTGCGTGTTATTCTCCACAGCCACAGTGACGTTGTAAGTTTTTAGCAGTTCTTCAGCCGTAGCTTTTTTGTATTCGGGCGAATCTGCCGTGCTACTCGGATTCATAATCAAACGCGAATACGTAATGTTTAGGTCTTTAAGTTGCTGAACCGTCTTATCGCGTTCAGACTCAGGCCGACCAGTCACAATGAACAATGAACCAGGCTCATTTTCTAAAAATGTCCACGTCTTTTCAACACGTCGACCACCCTGAATAAGAGTGCCGTCAATGTCAGAAATCTTGACTGTTGGGCCATTCTCGTTACGTTCACCAATAAACGGTTCGTCAGTAGCAAGCGAAATCGCCACCGCCTGCTTGATAGCATCAGCCTTCGTCTGGTGACAACCGAACACGACGTTGTCAGGGTCAACAACCGCCCACCCGGAACAATCAGGGTTGTTCTGCGTAATTGAATAAGGCATTAGGCACTCGCAATCGTTGTGACAGTTCCCGACGAACCATCCCACACCTTCAGTTGACTCATAGCAACGCCTCAATTTCTTCGGCAGTCAAACCAAGTTTGGCCAGTTTTGACATCGCAGACTGTCGTGCAGTATCTACGACTGGCGTTTCGTCGATGGGTGTTTGGTTGTAACCAATTGTCTCGCCGGTCTGAGTGTCAATTACTTGAGCAGTTTGCA